AAAAGTTTTCTGGTTTCTTGAAATTCAAATCAAATGTTAAATTATTTATATCTCCATAAGAATGGTGTGCTTGAGGATAAGTTGTGAATGTATTTAATCCAGTACTATCATTAATTGATATTGTTGCAGATTGTAATCCATTATTGAAATAAATTCTTGGCTTACCTTTGTACTCAGTTACTATTTTTGTATCCTCATCAATATTTATAATTCTTGGAATAACAAGATTTGAAATACCACTAACCTTGACTGGACACGTTTGGGCAAATGGAACAACAAAATCTATTTCATTACTTGAATATTCATTGTTACTGTCATAATTATAATCTCCATAACGTTCTCTATAAGTATCAAAATACTTTTTATTATAATAATCATTATCCTCTGTAAACTTAAAATTGTAAAACTTTGCACCCTCAACGGATGCTGGTTTGATACTTATTTCTTTTGAATGGTCTAACAACTCAGTCCAATTATCTTCTCCCTCGTAGTATTCCAATAAGGGTTCAATCTTAATTATGTTGTCATCATCTGGTTCAGAAACATAAAGATTGAACATTGTAATAATTCCTTTTACAAAATCACTATTTTTCATCTTTGGTATAAACCTTGATAAACTCATTGTATCCCCCTCCAAATAAACACCATTCTCAGATGTTAAATTGATATTAAAGTTATTGTTATAATCAACATCTACAACAGATACAAAATTACTAACTCCTCCAAATACTTCGACCTTTGTTTTTACCTCAACTTCATCTCCAGCAATTAAAGATAAATTAAAATCTTGGTTTCTTGTAAAGTTTTGAGCAACCCCATTTGATGGAATCCATTGCCAAGTTGTGTAACTTACAATTGAATTGTTTTTAATAACCTCAACCCTTGCTCTGCCTCCAATTGCTGAAACTCCAACTGGCAAAGTTTCTGTTATTAAAATATCACAATCTAAATTCAATTTATATGAACCAGATTTCTGAACCTTAATCCTTCCGTTTGTACTATTGTATTGAGAATATAAATCTGTTAAAACTGTATCACTAAAATCGTGCAAACTGTAATATCCACCATTGTAATAGTAATATCCACTCCTTGAAATAACACCATCAAATCTAATATTTGTTTGTCTATTTGTTTTTTCTTGTGGAGGTATCATATTTTTCTTTCCACCACCAAAACCCCAAGTCAATGCTCTAAACATATCAGTATCAAAGAAATCTGAATCAATCGTGTATCCTAAACTTTCAAAACACTTTTCAAATGTTTCCTTAACGTAAATGTGAGGAACTAAATCATTAAGGTTATAAGTAAATAAACTTGAATTATATCCATAGTCTGCAATAGGATACCAATACCCAAAACCTAACGGTTTAGGTTTACCAGAAATTGCATCATAATTTAAAACTTGTAACCCATTTACTGAAACAGAAGTATCCCAACTATCTTGAACAAGTCCTAATGTTAAGTTGTGGTCATACTCAGTCCAATTTAATTCCGAAACAAGCACATCACTCATTTGCTTTATTATATTAACAAAATCAGAAAACAATACAATCTCAAAGTAATAGTTTCCATTTAACAACTTCACCTCTAACAATCGACACAAGCCATTAAATATATCCTTTCCATTCTTGTTGTACCTTGCTTTTACTCTAATATTTGGATTGAAATCAAATCCTAAATTATCTCCAGTATCAGTTAATGATAATTCATAAGCACTTGAGAAAACCCTTTTATTATTTTCTGTACTTGGCAATAGAATTGTCCTTGATACATTCCTTTTTCTTGATTCTGGTTTTTTAAAATCAGCAATAGAATAGCTTAATGGAATAGCAATGCTTTCATCCAAATCAATCTTATTATTTCCTATGTATAATCTGTTAGACATTTACTGATGTATCTGATTCTAATTCTATTTTTATAATCTCTTGGAACAACATATCATTCTCATTCCCTTTCATCTCATATTTATCATTCGTTACCTTGCATCTGTATAATTCCAAAGCATCCTCAATATAAACTATTGGAGTTGTGTATAATTCTGCAACCATCCAGTTTTGCACCTCCTCAGTTAACCAATCAGATGTTATCTCCAATGATTTATTAAACTTTTTTAAGTAATCAATAACAGTACCTCCTTTCAAATCAAACTCATATCCATTTGAAGTATTAAAGTTTCCAAATTGCCTCTCATATCCAAATGATTTTACATCTGTGCTTTCTCTTGAGAATAATCTGAACGTGTGAGAATCAAATCCACCTAAAGAGTTTAACCATTGCAATCTCTTTGCTTTTGAGTAATCACAATCAGTATCAATATCTATTCTGTAAACCTCTGTACTTCCAGAAAAGTTATTCGCTTCAACTGTGTAATAAGTTGCATTTGTAAAATCAAGGCTAATATCATCTATTAATGTCTGAACTCCTACACTTATATTCACTAAACTTTCATTAGTAACTGTTGGAGTTATACTCTGTGTATCAATCAAAACTCCTACACTTGTGTATGTATTAAAATCAACTGTTGGTGCATTTGCATTAACCAAGAATGAAAGATATTTTAACTCTGTTCCCTTAGTTTTGTCAAAACCTCTCGGACATAGTGTTAAGAATTTACTTGTTGTAAATCCATTTAATACATAATTATTGAAATCATAAGAAACAAAATTCTCTTTTTTAATCTTCGCCTTCCATATTTTTGTATCTGCTCCTATTGTAGTTAGTCCAGCTACATTATTATAATATTCTGTAACATTTATATTGATAGTGTTTAGAGTTTGATTACTTGATGAATCATTTACTGTTGCATATCTCTCTGCAACAAACGAGGCGTCAAAGTGTGCATAAATCCCTTGCTCTGGAAATACCTTATGCCTTTCAATTAATACTGCATCAATATAAACCTCTACTAAAAAATAGAAATTAGGCTGAGTAGTCTTGTCACTTTCAAACACCCAAACAATTGGATTATCAGATGGAGTAAACTCTTGCGGTTCTTGTGTAATTGATATTGCCATTATTCAAAAATTCTTTTAACTGTTTTACCAAGCCTTTCTGCTAAGTCTTTAATTGCTTCAGGAGAAAAACCCTCATCCATAAAAGGAGTCTTTCTAATACCTTTCTTCTTTGTTGCTTTTGCAAGTATGTAAGCTAATTGGTCGTAGTCCATTTCTGGTTCTCTTGGAGTAATACCTCGCAGTTGTATAAACTCTTTGAATGCTTGGTGCATCTTCATTCCTACTACTAAGTTCTTAAATGAGTAAGGAGAACCAAAATTGTTTACCGTTCCGTTAACACCTTGATTGATAAAATCCCAGTAATCTTCTGCTATAACTTCAACTAAAACCTTATCAGAATTCACATCTAAAGGCTTCCACCCTATAGAAGTAGATAATGCTCCAGAACCTCTTCTTCCATCACTATCCAATCTTTCTCTCGCTACATCTCTCCTTTCAATTAACCACTCAAGTATCGTTTGCTCTACCTTTGTTCCAGCTTTTGCTCTTAGGTTTTCAGTTGCAGTTCCAAACTTACTACCTAACCAATCAAAGTCTTTTACTGCCATAATTATTAGACTAAAATTATCTCTGTTTTGTAGCCTTTATACGTTCTTTTTGTAAATGCTCAACAAACTTTAGTTTATGATTAAAGGTTACTATATTCATTTTAGTAATCTCTTCCCAAGTTGTTTTAAATTCCTCAGCCATTGTGTGAATAACCTCCTCCCATTCAAAAGCCTTTTGCTTTGTTTCTTTTTTGGAAACGCTTTTATCAGGATTGAGGAAATCTTGTACTGCTTTTGTTTGAGCAAAAAAAAACCAGTCAAATCCAAATACTGTGAGATTGTCATATTGTCCTTGAATACCTTTGCCCTATCTTTTAATGGATTCAATATGTTTGAACTCTCATCTGTTTCTGCATATTTCATTCCTTTTTCTATGTAAGCAAAGGCTGGAAGTAACTCAGGCACTTTCTCAAAGTCTGCATTGCTCGAATCAATATACCAACCTGCTGGAAGTTTAAAGAAGTCAACTTGTAACTCATATTCCTTGCCTTCGTATTCTAAAAAGATTGGTACTTCTTTTGGTTTGTATTTATTTAGCACGTTTATTATAATATTGAAAGCCTTGTTAATATCCGACACAACAACCTTGCTTACATCTTTTTTAGTGTATAGCTTTACAAGTTTAATCTTGTTAACAATACTCCAATCCTCTTGCACCTCATTGATAAAATGATAACAATCTATGTAGGTTAAATCTAAATCCTTTAATCTGCTTTTTATCTTTAATTCCATCTATCTGTATTTTCCGTTGTATTTATCTCCTGAACCAATAGCGTAAAGCATTGCATCCATTAAGTGGTCTCTGTTTGATTTCTTTGCCTTACCAGTCTTTTCGTCATAAACGTAGTATCTAAGTTCATCAATTAAATCTGTTGAGTTTTCATCTACATAAAATGACTGCTCGTTCAATGACTGGATTGCAAAGGTTTTAATATCTTGTTTGCTATCACATTTTACGGCTTGTATTCCAGCAATCTGTAACTCTCTTATTGACTTTGGTTCGGCACTATCACAATAAACTACTCCACCACCATAACCCATTCTTTTAAACTCTTCTGCTCCTTGCTGATTGGTTAAGTTTGTCTTGTAAACAAATTGCTTTAAAACCTTTCTTCCGTTCCAGTTGTATATTCCTAATACTGCAAACTTAGAAGTAGCATAACCGAAGTCACAACCGTAATACAATAGCCTTGCATCATTTGGCATCTCGATAGTTTCCCAATGTTCAAAGACTGCTCCATCTATTGCTCCCACTTCTCCAAGTCCGTACACCCTCCACTTATTCGCCCAGTATTTATTGATAACCTCCCCTTGCTCATTGTAGCCGAGTTTCTTGTATCTTAATATCTCTTCCCTTTCTCCCTTATCAAGCATCTCATTGTCTTGAAAAGTAAGTTTTAAGAAGTCGCAATCTTCTCTCGGTATAACTTCAGTATGAATAAAAAACTCTGCATCTGGGTTGAAATCGGCATACACTTTCTTTGCCCTACTTGCCACTTGTCGGTATGTTTCAGAATCAATTTTGTTTACCTCATTAAAGTAAGCCACATCACTTCTTAACCCCTTTCCAACATCTGATTTATCTAACCCTATAAACTTGATAAAAGAACCGTTTCTAAATCTGTAAAGAGTACCTGATATAAATCTACTATCTTGATAGATTCCGAACATCTGCATAATTTTAACAAAGTCTTTGATAACCGTTAAACGCATTTTTGTAAGTTCAGCTGATAGTATTAGTATCTCTCTTCCTTCTACATTTGAAGCGTGGTCAATTAATAACATAAGAATAGAGAAAGTCTTGGAAGCACCTTGCCCACCTTGAACCACCGTTATTTTTTTGTCACTACTGGTTATCTTGTTCAGTGCTGTTGTAACCTGAATCATTTAATGGATTGTTTTGCAGTAATTGTATATTTGTTGAGTTAGTCGTTTCTATTTCTTCTTTTGGCTTTCCATAAACTCTATCGAATAAAACATCCAGAACGTGCATTGAGCCTTTCTTATAATCTCTTTGTGCTTTGTTTACAATCAATGAAACCCAAAATGGCAAATCATCATTCTTAGCTAACTCCACAAGCTGACTTCTTGTTTTACCCAAAATAACTCTTATAATATCTTGTGTTTGAGTTTTGCTTAACTTTAAATTATGCTCATCAAAAAAGTAATTTTTTAAAACCGTTTCAACTTTCTTCGGTCTACCAGCTGGATTGCCTGACTGACCTTTTTTAAACTTGACTAAATTATCTTCTTTTGCCATTGTTATTTCTCTGTTTTAACGTATTCTTTTCCGTTAATTTTAACCTTTAAAGAATCGTCTAATTTTAACATTCTATCAATTATCACTTGACAATATTTTGTATCTAACTCCATACCGTAACATTTTCTTTTCAATTGATGTGAAGCTACCATTGTAGTTCCAGTTCCTAAAAATTGGTCTAATACAACATCATTTTCTTTTGTAAATTGTAATGCCCATTCTGGTAAATGAATAGGAAATGTAGCTGCGTGTACATTTGAAAAATCATTATTTCTTTGTGGTTTATCTCTGTGTATATTTGGAATTGTTCCTCTAAAATTTCCGTTTGGTATTGCTCTTGAAGCTTTTTCTTTTGATGAAATAAACAATAAATACTCCCAGCTACTCGTCATTACATTTTCAGCCATAGCAGGAGCTCCGTGACCTTTATCCCATATAGCAACATCAATAAAATTGTTTTTATAATGATTAAGATATTCTATTAAAGCTATTTTATTACCAGCTAAACTTTGTATGTTGCAAATTAAATATTCAGAATTTAATAAAGCATTGTTTGTAAATCCTATCAGTAAATTTAAATAGTCATTTTTATCTTGGTTATCATTATAAGAATCATATTTATTATCTCCTGAATGAGTATTACCACTTAAAGATTCACTTTTACCAGCATTATATGGAGGAGAAGTAAATGATATATTAGCAATCTCTCCATTCATTAGCTTTTCCACTTGGTCTGAGTCTGTACTGTCTCCACAAAGCAATCTGTGTTCTCCTATCTCAATCAAATCTCCAAGCACAACATCTGTATGTATTTCATCAGGTACTTCGTAGTTATCTTCTTCTGCTTCTATTTCTTCTCCATCATCAAAATCTAAAGGTAAATCCAATCCCCATTCCTCTACTTGCTCAACATCCCATTCGTTTGCAATCATATCCCAATCCCAAACTCCAAAGCCTACATTATCTTTTATAATGAATTCAGCTTTCTGTTCTTCGCTCCAACCCTCAGCAACATCAATCCATACTTCTTTTAATCCAGCTTCTGCACTTGCTTTCAATCTCATATTTCCACCAAGCACCATTAAATCCTCATCCACAACTATTGGTCGTTTCTCCAGCATCTCAGGAAAAGAATTAATACTTGCAACAAGTTTTTTAAATTTGTCATCCTTAATCAGTCTCGGATTGTTAGGGTTATTCTTAACCTCTGATATTTTTACTTTCTTTTTCATAGTTTGCTTTTTATCCATTCAACATCATTCTTATATCTGTTCGGTACTGGCTTATCAAACTTCTCAAAGTATTGTTCTTGTATAGTATTATCTGTTGGTTCTTGAATCTTTAGATAGTTCAATAGTATCTTGTAGGTATAAGTATCACAAGAGGAGCAATTAATGTTTGCAGTTCTTCCAGTTATTTCATAATAGCATCCGTATAAGAATGTTCTTTGTGCTGAAGATAAAGCAATGTTCATTCCTTTTTGTTTCTGTTCCAGCTTCTCTTTAAAATTTTTTAATTCCATAGCTTGTCTATTATTTTTGCAGTTACATATCCTATTGGTATAAATATTATATTTAAAGTAAATAAAGATAATAATATAAAAGTCCACATTATTAAACAAAAGTAACAATCAAATGGCTTTACTTCTTCTGTTGATGGATAGCCTAAATAAATTTTAATGTAAAAAAATAGGTTTAAACTATCCTTTAAGAATAAGATTAATGCAAGGCTAATTATTGATAAGATAAATGTATTCATTTTTTATGAGTTGTTTTGCTTGAGCAAGATATACGTCTAAGTCTGCTCTTCTTAGTTTTAATTTATCACATAGAGAAAGTTTACTATTTTCAAAAGATAGGTAAATCAAATCCTGATAAAATTTATACTCGTCATCATTTGTTTTCTTCTCAAGGAATAACTTTAATGCTTCTTTGTAGTAATTTGGTTCTTCTCTTTCTTCTGGAGTTGTTTCATCTAATTCAGTAAATCGGTTATCTTTTATCCAATCTAAGTAAACTGACTTTAATACCGTATAGAAGTAAGACTTATAATTTTCCACATTTTTAGGATTTTGGAGAA